AAGGCAGTCTATCCTTGATTCCATTTCCCATGAGCAAGGTTTTAAAGAAAAAGAAAAAACTTTTGCGCCGCAAAAAGAAAAAGAAAGCCGCGAGCCTTCGGAAACCTACCTCTGCTTTACTGCCTTCGCCTCCACCTATGAACGGCTTGCAGGTGTTACCTATCCCTCTGACAAGAATAATTATATTATGACTGCAAAGGATGGTGCCAACTGTAAAAAGTTAGTAACATGGCTAAAGAAGGTATCTGCGAGTGAGCAGGCACCAGACGAAATGGTAAGAATGTTTACCACTGCTGCATGGCAAATCAGCGACAAATGGCTTAAAGCTAACTTTACTATTAGCAATATCTACTCCCAGGCAAATAACATTTATACTAAATTTATGTATTCCAACCCTGCCGCACAGGAGAAGCGGAGGCAGGAGGAGATTGAAAGATTAGTAAATGAATATCAACCATGAAAGAATCAAATGTATATTTAGAAGACTGTATGATAGGAATGGCAAGGTATCCAGATAACCATTTTGACTTAGCAATAGTTGACCCACCTTATGGCAATATTGATGCAATAGGATTGATTGATAACAAGAAGAAAGGCAAACAAGCAACTAAAAGAACAAACTATAAACTGTTTGAAAATATTGCACCTGATGACGAATACTACTGCGAATTAGCAAGGGTATCTAAAAATCAAATCATTTGGGGAGGAAACTTTTTAGGGCTTTGCGGTGGTGTAATTGTTTGGCAAAAAAACGGAACTGCATTTGGTGAAGCGGAGGTTGCAATTTGCTCAACACATAAAAGCGTAAAGGTTTTTGAATATACTTGGAATGGTATGATACAGCAGAATATGAAAGACAAAGAAATTAGAATACACCCAACTCAAAAACCCGTTGCTCTTTACAAATGGCTTCTGCATAACTACGCAAAGCAAGGCGATAAAATACTTGATACTCATTTAGGCTCTGGCAGCAGTCGCATTGCAGCGTATGATATGGGATTTGACTTTACTGCATTTGAATTGGATAAAGAATACTTTGAGGCACAGGAAAAAAGGTTTAATCAATTTAAATCACAACTTAAACTATTTTAACAACCATGAAACAAACACCTAAAGAGAAAGCTGAAGAATTAGTACTTAATTATATGCCTTATGTAGATTGGAATGGATTTGATGATAAAAGAGCATTAATAAACGCTAAACAATGTGTTTTAATTGCAGTGGATGAAATTTTAAATTCAAGCCCACTAAACCCAAACTTTGCTGATTGGGATGATTGTGGCGGAGAACATCGATATTGGTACGATGCTCAAAAAACGCAAGCACTTCATTTTTGGCAAAAAGTAAAAGAAGAAATAGAAAAGCTATGAAACAAACACCCAAAGAAAAAGCCAAGGTGCTTTATGAAAACTACTATATCATTATTCAGAATATTGGAGGTGAATTAGGGCAGGAAATCCTTGTTTCCATCCTTGCAGAACAATGCGCATTGTTTTTTGCAAGCCAAATGCAAGCGGAAAAGTGGTTACAAAAAAAATACAAAGCATACGAGTACTGGCAAGAAGTTGAAGTAGAAATAGTAAACTATGCAAATTTTAAACTATGACTAAACAAGACCGCAATGCCTATATGCGTGAGTATATGAAGAAGTACCGGGCCACTATGAATGAGTACACCTACAAGAAGATCCGCGAACGAGAGAACCACCGCCTCCGTGCCAAGTACCATGCCATGACCGATGAGGAAAGGCAGAGGTATATAGAGTACCAGAGAACCTATCACAAACTAAAACAATTTACTAATGACTAATTTAACACAATACCAACCGCGCAACTCTGATGAGCAGGCAATTATCACAGCCCGATCTAATCGCATTGCTAACATGGAGCAAAAGGACGCGTACAAACAAACATTAAATGTTATCAGCTCCGTGTTTCCAATGTACGGCATTGATGGAGATTTAGCATTCTATGCAAACATAGCCAAGGAGATAGTAAAAACATTTGGGCAGATAGCAGCCAATGAGATTGAAATAGCTTTCCGCCTCTTCTCCGCTGAAAGCCTGGAACTGGATGACGATGTTAAATTCTATGGCAAGGCAAATATGCACACCATTGGCAAAATACTAAATGGCTATATGACATATAGAAGGAAAATAATAGCAAGCCATGATAACGAAGTAGCAGCACTCCGGCACCAGGTGCAGATGGAGGAAAGAGGAAAGGCAGAAAGAGAGAAGTTGTACGCAGAATTTCCAACTATGATTAAAGAGTTTACCGGTAAGACCTTTGAAGATGTGCCGCTATACTGGTATGATATGTGCCTAAAGTTTGACATGATAACATACGAGGAAGGAGAGAAAAGAGCATTGTGGGATGAAGCCCAGGCTATTGCACTCAAAGAGCCACCAGAATCATTAGACCTGCTTACTATCCGCAGCCATGCCAAGAAAATAGAACAGGGCAACATGAAAAGGGCTGTAGTAATTGCCCAGAAGTTGGCAGTGTGGAGGAAAGTGATAAAAAAATGAAAATATTTTAATTTATTTTTACTTTATGCTTGTATATTATAATTATACTTTGTATATTTACATATCGTAAGAAAGACACGATGATTCACCTTAAAAACAAACAATTATGACAACTTCAGAATTTACAACAATCTCAACTTCAAGATTAAGCGCTTTACCAACTAACGATTTGATAGTTGAATTAAAAAAATTAATGAATGATTTTACATCAGCTGCAAACATGGTTCAGGATATTGTTTTAGATATATTGATGGAACGTTTACCAGAATCTGAGTTTATTGAATTATGTAATAGTTTATAATATTTCACAGGGCAGTCCTCCAGCTGCCCTATTTTATCACCTTAATAAAAACAAACATGAACGACATTAGTAAAAGATTTGCATCCTACCTAATGGATGACTATCACATCAAAGGCACAACAGAGGAAGATGTTGACAAAGCCATTAACAAAATCTTCCGCTACGAATTACTTGACGATGCACAGCAAGTGCTATTTAACGAAATCATGACAGAAGCACTTGATGTGCCTTGGATAGCGGAGCAGCTCACAGATGTGTGGGATAGATACGAACAAGAGATTTTAGACTGCAAAAAGGAAGATTATGAAAATCGTTAAAGGTGTAGTTAAGTATGGTGCAGGTGCGCCAAGGGAAGGACAGTATGGGCCTTCAATAAACATCCTGGTAACTCTGGAGGATCAAAGCCAAGTGCGAGTTTACGGAAAGCCTGGCGATGTTATTGAGAGGTACAAGTCTGGGCAGAACATACAGCTAATAGATGATAAAGGAAAATACAAGGTAGTAGAGGATGAGGCACAGACACCTGCTGCACAGCCAGAGCAAAGCGAAAAGCCAGACTTGGCTGCATTGGTCTTTGAAATGTCTGCCATTTACTCACAGGCATACATTGACATTTATAACAAGATAAGTGAAGCTGGAGTGCCGCATGAGAATGCAACGGCAGCGACAAGCACTATCTTTATACAGGTATTTCAGAAATTGAGGTGAATGACTTATAATGAGGCAGTAACTGCGCTGCCTCTTTTTTAACAACTTAAAAAACATAACATGATTTATAGAGATCATTTTCAAAATTATAAATCTTATGCAATACCTAAAGCGCAACTTATAATTGCAGATATTCCTTATAATTTAGGTAACAATGCATATGCTTCTAACCCTGCATGGTATAAAGATGGTGACAATAGTAACGGAGAAAGTTCTTTAGCTGGTAAAAGTTTTTTTGATACAGATGAAGATTTTAGACCTGCTGAATTTATGCACTTTTGTAGTACAATGTTAAAATCTGAAAGTAAAAAGGTTAAAATAGAAGGAGAGGCAAGGCAAAAAGGAGATGCGCCATGTATGATTGTATTTTGTGCTTTTGACCAACAAATGTATTTAATTGAATTAGCTGCCAGATATGGATTAAAAAACTATATAAATTTAGTTTTTAGGAAAAATTTTAGCGCTCAAGTTTTAAAGGCTAATATGAAAGTTGTTGGAAATTGTGAATATGGTTTAATTTTTTATAGAGAAAGATTGCCAAAATTTAACAATAATGGTAAAATGATTTTTAATTGTATTGATTGGCCCAGAGATAACGAAAGCGAAAAAATACATCCAACTCAAAAGCCAATAGAATTATTAAAAACATTAATATCAATATTTACAGACCCCGGAGATGTTGTTATTGACCCGTGTGCAGGTTCTGGGAGTACCTTGATTGCAGCAGAAGAAATAAATAGAAAGGCTTATGGTTTTGAAATAAAAAAAGAATTTTATACAAAAGCTAAAGCATGGATAGAACAAAAAAGAACAATAAGAGACGAAATAGAAAAATTTGGATTTGCAAAAACAGAGGCAAATAAATTACATCCTACATTATTTTAAATTTAAAAAAACAAAACAAAATGGCTTTAGATAGAAAAACATCGTTAAGAATTGATTTTTATGACCATGAACAAGAACAGATACAAAGCTGGGCATTAACTGGAAGTTCAAGATTAGCACTATTAGTAAATACTATTGCTTACGAAAAATCTAAAATAGAATTAAATAAAGATGAATATAAAAAAGGATTAGATTATCTTATTTATGATTTAAAGAAATTTTTAGAAACACCATACACAACAGAAGACAATGTTTAAATTACCACGACCACACCTTTCTATATCCCAGATTAATCTCTGGGAATCCGATCCATCTGCCTACATGAAGAGGTATTTTCTAAACATACCGGATGCTCCTTCGCCTATGATGGAATTTGGAAAGCAGTTTGCATCTGACATTGAGGACTATTGCAAAGGAGAGAAAAGAGAGTTTAATTTTCCTAATAACTTTCTAAACGATATATTAATTTATCCTCATGTTGAACACAAGTTAGAACATGATTTTGGAGACTTTAAATTTATAGGATATATAGACAATGCGTCTGAAAACTTTGAAATTATACGCGATTTTAAAACAGGCACTGCTGCCTGGACACAAGACAGATTAGAAAACAGTTTACAAATGCAAGCCTATAGCTATGTAATATTTCAGCAATATGGCATTATC